GATGACCTTAAACTTAAAAGGCAGCATTTCGTACATTACCAATACATCCCCGGATATGGCGCTTATGGCTTTGGTCTTTTTCACCTTATTGGTGGATTTGCTAAGTCAGCCACTTCTATTTTGCGTCAGTTGGTTGATGCCGGTACTCTTTCCAATTTACCAGGTGGCCTTAAGTCTCGCGGATTAAGAATCAAAGGCGACGATACTCCTATAGCGCCGGGCGAGTTCCGTGACGTTGACGTTGGTTCTGGTTCAATCCGTGACAACATTCTGCCACTTCCTTACAAAGAGCCATCTGCAGTATTAGCTGGTTTGATGGATAAGATTATTGAAGAAGGTCGTCGCTTTGCGTCTACTTCTGATATGCAAGTTGCTGACATGTCAGCCAACGCACCTGTCGGTACAACATTGGCTATTCTGGAAAGAACGCTGAAAGTAATGAGCGCGGTTCAGGCTCGTGTGCATTATGCACTTCGCCAAGAACTAAAACTGCTAGCCGGTATTATCCGCGACTATACTGAAGAAGACTATAACTACGAACCAGAAGAAGGCCCTGTTTCTGCCAAAAAATCTGACTACAGTTTGGTTGATGTAATCCCAGTTTCAGACCCTAATGCAGCTACGTTGTCACAACGGGTAGTCCAATACCAAGCCGTTATTCAGCTTGCGCAATCAGCACCACAAATCTACAATCTTCCACAGCTACATCGGCAAATGCTTGATGTTATTGGTATTAAGAATGCCGACAAACTTGTTCCTTTGGATGATGACCAGAAGCCCCGTGACCCTGTAGCAGAAAATATGGCCGCCCTTAAAGGTAAGCCAATGAAAGCGTTTATGTATCAGGACCACGAAGCGCACATTAAGGTCCACACTTCTGCTATGCAAGACCCGTTAATTATGCAGTTGATTGGGCAGAACCCACAGGCACAAGCCATTCAAGCTGCAATGGAATCACATATTGCAGAACACCTTGGATACGCTTATAGAGCTAAGATCGAAGCTGCCTTGGGCGCTCCGTTACCTGATCCAGAAGACGATATCCCACAAAGCCTTGAAGTTCAGATTTCTCGTTTGGTCGCCCAAGCTGCCCCACAAGTATTGGCCCAAAGCCAAGCTACAGCTGCTCAGCAACAAGCACAGCAAAATGCCCAAGACCCTGTTCTACAAGCACAGTTAATTGATCAGCAAGTTAAACAAGGTGAACTTGAACGCAAGAAAGCAAAAGACGCAGCTGATAATGCATTCCGTGAACAAGAACTGCAACTTAAGGCGCAGCAAATGCATAGTGAAAAAGTGCAGAAAGCTGTTGGCGTTGCTACAGACTTTATTGATAAGCAACAAATGCACCACGATACCTTCCGTACTAATGCTACACAAGGCCTTTTGAAAGTTGCAGATATTGCTCAAAAGGATAAGCACAAACAGATAGATACCGCGGCGGATTTGTTTAAGCACCAGACTAATCTTTTACAGCAACACCAAACCCCTGAAGGAGGCACTGAAGAGTGATCGATCTACTAACGGCTCAGTTCGTAGCCGCAATGCGTGACAAGTTGCGCACAGATATGAACAACTACACTGATGATTTGGCAAATGGTCAGTGTTCTAGCTTTGAGCAGTACAAAGAGCTTTGCGGAGTGATTCGAGGTCTAGCTTTCGCAGAGCGCCACTTACTTGACCTCGCTGACAAACTGAAAGAAGACAACGATGAGTGAAACCATCGCATTACCACCGGAAGGGTTAATCCTGCCACCGGGCGTAGTATCTCCAACTTCACAGGCGGAGCAAGCAGCAATGGACGAAGCAGATATCGCTAATGAGCAAGCAGCAAAACAACTACCTGATCCAAAAGGGTGGAAAATTTTATGCGCTCTGATTGAAGCTAAGGACGAGTTCGAGAACTCACTGATTAAAAAAGCAAAAGAAACTATGAAGATCGAAGAACAGACTTCTCCAGTTTTATTTGTTTTAAAGATTGGCGATCTCGCTTATAAAGACGAAACAAAATTTCCAACAGGTGCTTGGTGTAAAGAGGGTGATTTTGTTATCACTCGGGCGTACTCAGGAACCCGTGTAATGATTTACGGAAAAGAGTTTCGGATTATCAACGACGACCAAGTAGAAGCAGTTGTCGAGGACCCAAGGGGAATCACGCGTGCGTACTAGAACTGAATATCTTAGAGCTTGGAGAGCCGCAAACCCTGAAAAGGTTAAAGCGGCTAAACGAAAGTATTACTCTTCTGAAAAAGGTAAAGCACAAAAACGGAAAGAAGACGCAGCCTATGTAGCAGTTGGTGGTAAGGCAGCATATGAAAAACGTAGAAGTGCTAAACCGCTTTCTGAAGCTAGAAAACAAGCAAAACTTAGATACCAGATAGTTCGCCGTAGTTTTGAAAAGAACTTACCCGAGTTTGACAGGCTAGTTCTTACTGAAGCAGTCGATCTTATGCGTAAGCGCAGCGCTATTACAGGCTTTTCTTGGCATGTAGACCACATTGTTCCTGTGTCAAAAGGCGGTTTAAGCGTAGCTAGCAACTTACAAGTAGTACCCGCCGAATGGAACCGGCGCAAGTCAAACGTACACACCGAGCGTTATTTCGGTGCTTATTAAGGAGTAGTTTATGGCACAAGAATTTAAGTTTCCAGATGAGGTGGATAGCGTAAATCCTCTGGATAATCCTACAGATGAACTGGATATTTCCGTAGAAGGGGAAGAAACAGACATCATTATTGAGGATGATACCCCCGAGAAAGACCGATTTGCCAAGCCGCTTAACCGTGAAGTTGAAGATCCTTCTGAGGAAGAAATCGAAGGCTACACCAAAGGTGTGCAGGGCCGAATCAAAGAACTGACCCATGCTCGCCACGACGAACGTCGTGCAAAAGAAGCAGCGGAACGTCAACGGGAAGAGGCTTTACGTTTAGCACAGCAAGTCCTTGAAGAGAACAAACGCTTGAAGCAGTACGTACAGACAGGCGAAGTTACCTATCAAGATATGATGAAGACAGCAGCAGAGAATAAACTCGATGCTGCGCGCCGTAAATTGAAAGAAGCACAGGAATCCTACGACACTGATGCCATCATTGCAGCTAATGAGGCATTGACTGAGGCTATGTTTGAAAAAGAAGCAGCAAAAAATTTCAAGCCAACCCCTTTACAAAACTACGAAACTCCTGTACAACTACAAACATCGGGACAAGATACACCCCAGACCGACGAAAAGACCTTGCGCTGGCAAGCAAAAAACCAGTGGTTCGGATCTCCGGGGTACGAAGATATGACAGCCTTCGCTCTTGGACTGCACCAAAAGCTAGTCTCGACGGGTGTCGACCCTCGAAGTGATGAATATTTCGACCGCATTGACGGCCGCTTAAAAAGTGTATTCCCGGAAGTATTCCAGGAACCTGAAAGTCGCAAGACTTCGGAACCAGCTAAGAAGCCATCGACGGTTGTTGCTTCTGCTACTCGTACTACGGGGGCCAAGAAGTCAGTCAAGATATCCGCTTCGGCAGCAGCACTTGCCGATAGGTTAGGAATCCCCCGCGATCTTTATGCTCAAGAATACTTAAAACAGGAGGCCAAAAATGGCTAATACACGTAATCCACGCGAGATTGAAACTCGTGAAAAAACAACCCGCAACGTTTACATACCTTCTAGCGCATTACCTGATCCGACACCGGAACCAGGCTATAGTTTTAGATGGATTGCTACAGCAATATTAGGTCAGTCTAACCAAACAAACGTTTCAACACGTTTCCGTGAAGGTTGGGAACCAGTAAAAGCTGCAGACCATCCAGAACTAATGGTGCAAGGCAACGAAAACGGCAACGTAGAAATTGGAGGCTTAATGTTGTGCAAGGTCTCTACCGAATACTTGGAATCTAGAAAACAGTACTTTGATAATCAAGCAAGGGCTCAAATGGATTCTGTGGACAATCATTACATGCGCAACAACGATCCAAGAATGCCTCTGTTTAGCGAGCGTAAAAGTTCAACAAGCCGTGGTGGTTTTGGAAATGGCAGTAAATAATTTCTAATCTAAGGAGCTTTTTATGAGCACAGTATCGGCCCCGTACGGGCTTAAACCGGTCAGTTTGATCGGCGGTCAATCCTTTACTGGCGGAACAATCCGTGAGTATTTGTTGACCACAAACAATAGCGCCGCTATTTTTACCGGCGACTTGGTGCAGTTAGGCGCGTCTGCAGCTGGACAACCTACTGTTGTAACTTCTACACCAACTACTAGCTCTGCTGGTATCGCTGGTGTTTGCGTTGGTGTTCGCTACCAGTTATCTGGCCAGCAACTCGGCTATCCTTTGTATGCTGAGTACTTGCCTGCTAATGCTGTTACAGCTGGCTACACTAACATTTTTATCCGTGTTATCGAAGACCCAGATCAACTCTACCAAGTTCAAAGCTTAGGTTCTGTTGGCTATGGCTCTATTGGTAAGACTGTTGCATTGGCAAACTTTGCAGCTGGTACAGGCGGCGCAACTGGTAATACAACTTCTGGTAACTCTTTAGTTGCATTGTCAGCTACTATCGCTAACACCAATGCATTGGCTGTTAAGATTGTTGACTTGGTTAACTCCAGCTCTACTTTCGGCGGCAATTTCCCATCTAACCCCGGTGACGCATATACCGATTGCATCGTTAAATTAAACTTTGGCGTGCATCAGTACTATCAGTCTGCTGGTACAACTAACTAATAAAGGAGCTAAATAATGGCTATTTCACGCTCGCAGCTCCTAAAAGAGTTGCTCCCAGGACTGAACGCATTGTTCGGATTAGAGTACAAGCGCTACGGCGAAGAACACAAAGAACTTTTTGAAATCGAAAGCTCTGAGCGTTCATTCGAAGAAGAAACCAAACTCTCTGGTTTCTCCGCAGCTCCAGTTAAGAATGAAGGCGGTGCTATTTCTTACGATACAGCACAAGAAGCATTCACTGCACGCTACTCACATGAAACTATTGCTTTAGGTTTCTCGATCACTGAAGAAGCGATTGAAGATAACTTGTACGACAGCTTGTCTGCTCGTTACACTAAAGCATTGGCTCGCGCCATGTCATACACCAAGCAAGTTAAAGGTGCTTCCGTTCTCAACAACGGTTTCAACGGTTCTTACTTAGGTGGTGATAACGTTTCTTTGTTCGGTGTTAACAGCTCAGGTACTGCTGTAGGTCACTCACTAGTTTCTGGTGGTGTTAACTACAACGCTCCTACAACTCCTGTTGACTTGAACGAAACTTCATTGGAAGCAGCTGTGATTCAAATCGCAGCTTGGACTGATGAACGCGGTCTCTTGATCGCAGCTAAGCCACGCAAGTTAGTTGTTCCTCCTTCATTGATGTTCGTTGCTACTCGTTTGCTCGAGACTAACCTCCGCGTTGGCACAAACAACAACGATATCAATGCAATTAAGAACAACGGCGCTGTTCCAGAAGGTTACACAGTTAACCACTTCTTGACCGACGTAAATGCATGGTTCTTGTTGACTGATGTTCCTAACGGTTTGAAAATGTTCGAACGTACTCC